TTGTACCACTTATTCAAGTGTCTATAGATCGGTTCCTCCTGTCTCTACTACTTCTACAATGTCCTCAAGAACTGCTAAGATCTCATTTCCATTGTTGGTAGTGTCAAGTAGGAACTGTGCGAAATTTGGTGACATGACTAAATTAGTGTCGGGTTTATAAGGTTGGTAGTTTCCTATCGCCTCCATGTCTGAAACCACCAAAGGGACATGCAGCAGTTGAGAGAGTGGGACTAAGAACCACCTCAACTTCTATAGTATAGCAGTTTTACGTCATGCTTCAAGGACGGATGTTACAGTTCTTAAGCTGGCACACCAGATGGAATTTCCTTTGGAACTACGTTAGTCTGAAGAACCTCTGTGAAATCCTCATTGTACTTCTGATCTATGGCAAAACATTCCCATGTATGATCTAATGTAAAGATGTAAACGTACTCTGCATCATTAGCAGGATTCTCTACATAATCATCAAAGTTTAGATCCAAACGTGGTTCTGTGTTGTCTCCTCTGTCATTATAATATTGAACATGATTAGGAACCTCATTTCTATCCCAATCAGTATCAGAATCACAGCATGAAATGTCTCCACCATCAATTAACTCTGCAACCTTCTCTCTTGTGTTAAACTTTTCATTTAAAGTTACACCTAACCACTGAGGATAACCATCCCAATGATGATAAACTGATAGAATCGCTTCATCATTCAGTTGTAATCCAATCCTTGATCTTGTTGCCATTTTAATTAAAACAGAAATGAATTTGGTGAGAGAAACAAAAAACGGAGACAGTGCATTACTCTTTCAGTCATGTGTCTGCTTCTATTAGACTTACAGGACGTAATTTCTCTGCTGAACAGAGACAACCATAGATCCTTGCTGTTGTCAGACTAGAAAGAAACCGTCTTTGTTTCCCATGTGCTTATTATAGTGCATCTAGCAATGGATTCCACTCAACTTGTGACTCTTTCTCAAGTGGCACAAGCCCCACTAGCGATTTGTTGAATAATGCTCTACCATCTTCATTCAGATCAAATAGTATGTAGTTTCTACCATTCAGTATGGAAGATCTACCTACTGTTCCACTACCAGCACAAGGATCTAATACTGTTGATCCTTCATTACTAAACATGCTCACAATCCTATTCAACAATGATATGGGTTTCTGTGTAGCATAGTCTAACTTCTCAATACCTTGAATCTGTTTAATGTCAGTCCATACATCCTTAACAGGAATACCATCCATTTCATCAAAATACTTCTTGACTCTTGGAATACCTGTTTTAGATGAATATTCAAGTCTATTATCTTCATCTAACATTATCATTCTTTCTTTTGATATATGCCATTGAAGATTATTACCCTTCCATGTATATCTTAAGTTAGGTCTTGATACTACATTAGGTTGTCTATTAACTAATGCACTTGTTTGATATTTCTTATTACGATATGGACAAGTCTTAGCTTTTTTAATAGTTTCAGGATCATATTCTTTATGTTCAGAATTGTAAATTGATTCTTTACCTTTCTGATAAACAATTATACTATCATGGTGACGTTGTAATTGTTTCTTAGACTTATGATTTCCACCTGAAACCCATACTATCTCGTTCTTAAATCTATTCTCACCAAATATATCATCTAGTACAATTCTAATGTGGTGAGATACTTTTGGTTCAACATGTACTACGATATTACCAACATCACTCAACACTCTATGACACTCTAGTAGTAATGGTCTTATCAATAGTTCCCTATAGTCACTACTAGATTTAAACTTATCATCAAAGTGATAAAAATCTCTTCCAGTACAATAAGGTGGATCAACATAAATGAGATCCACCGACTCAGAATCTACTTGTTTAAGTAGTTCTCTACTGTCACCTATTCTATACTCGTTTAGCATTTTCAAGTTCAAGAACAGTTTCCTTTGCTTTACCTCTATACTTGTCCATTATAGCAGCAGGTACGTTCTTTAACAATATGTCGGGATGATTAGGATTAACCAACTCATTAACTGGAATAGCAATGACTTCAAATCCATTTGTATTCATAAAGTCAAACTCACTTGTAGGAACTACAAATATTGCAGCATCAAATTCATCTGAACCATAGGCAACATGACCTGATGCACTCTTAGCACCTGCGTTCTTCTGACTATTCCTACGTGTTGTCTCTAAGAATAGCTTTGGTCTACCTGATTTCTGTTTACCACCACGATACTTAACTTGATCTCTTACTGTTGCTTCAGTTAATATATCCCATGTGGATTCATTACCATTGGCATCATTCTCGGCACCTTCACTATCAATGCCACACTCTTCTTTTAACCAACGTCTAGCATATCCTTCAGCAACAAACTGAAGAAACTTGCCGATGTCTCTAATATTCTTGTCTTGGACTTTCTCTTGATATGCTTCAAGAATCAAGTCCTGTATGCTGTAATTACGCATTGAGGATTAAATGATTTCTATAAGCATTATAATACCTCTCACATAAAAATGCAAGAGGTATGTGAAGCTTTTTAAACTGTCCTATTCGTCGTACACTCTACACTCAAATGCGTCAGGATGATTATCACAGTAAACTTCTAAGTGTTGATCTTGGTGTCTAGTGTGATAGTCGTTGATCGCACCTTCATTACTATCTACTTTATCTCCTTCATGGTACTTATCATACTCAGCATGAACATCTTTCAGATCTGCCTCAGTGTACTCCAACATTCCATGATTAACATGTTCTTTATGATCTTTTGGATCAAGATATACTTCGTGTTCTAAATCGTGTTTGATTTCAGACATCTAGTAAGACCTCCCTAAGTGGTTCCATTTTTAGGAACTGTTCGTTCATATTATAATATAATTTATAGTTTTCTGTCGTCAAATAATAGCCTTTTATGTCATTTCCATCACAATGCCAACCATAGGCACTAAGACGTTCATCAACACCATCTATTCTTAGCTTTTTATTACCTGAAAGGTAGTCATGATATCTTTCGTCTAAGTTAATCATTGCTTTTAGAAGTATGTGTTGATATTATAACATAGTTATATATTTTATCTATAAATTTTATATTTGCTTTATACTATTTTAGTATAACTCAATACTTATTCATCATTTTGCTTTGGCCACCAAAAACCATCTGCTGTCATCTCGTAACCAGCATCAATCATTTCTTGATATGTTTTACTTGCAGTATGTTCATCCTGTTCCATAGCATTATAAGAATCTAATGTATATGGTGGTGCTATTCCTTGTTCATTAGGATGTAAGTTTGGTGAATCTAATTTAAACTTTTCCTTATCTTCAGGTGTTGGTGTATAATCATATCCATACTTCTGTAAGTATCTCTTAAACTCTCTTTCAGGAACATCACCATTCCAATATTCTCTCTCAGTATATTCTCTGTCTAAATTAACATCCTCTGGATTTCCATTTAATTTAGCATATAATCTAACACTTGTATTGAAACATGCCTTATGATATCTCATGTTGTTTTTAACAGTTTCTAAGATAGTATTGAATATCTCATCAGAATTACAATCAGACTCTATTGCATCGTTCACCCACATCTCTAGGTTTTCAAGAGAATAACTTTTTGGATCAGATTCTTGAGTCATTGTCATACTTAATAGCTTGTTCCATAATAACTTGTATCTCTTTAGATGTCAAGTTGTTTAAGAATTTCCAATTAGGATCATTCTTATCCCATTCACATGTAAATGAACCATCTTCATTTTGATTCACTTTCAGACTGTCGTTCATCGTGTTTGATTTGTTTTCTAACTTGTTTGGCATAATAAATTTCCTGTTCTGAATACCATTCAGGATGTTTCTTAGCTCTCTTTATTAACTTCTTTGCTGCTTTCTTGGTACTCCAATCTGCTGACATATTTACGGATTTGTGATATTCTACTGAATAAAGTATTTATATCTGATTCTAATGTGTATAATTGCTTAGAATAATACATATTTTCTTCAGTTAAATGATCGACTTCATCCTCAAGTATCTCAATCCTAGTCAGTAATTGATCTCTCATCAATAACATCTCATCATAGAGATTATTATTTCTTAATTTCATCTAATGCCTGTGTTGATTTATCTAATTGATCTAAAGCTTCCAACACCTCAGAAGTTTCTTCCCAACTCCATTCTTGGTTGTGTTGCTCATTCTTCTTTTCAATCTTATGTGTCTTTAAAGTCATCTTTTGTACTCCTTTATGCCATACTCTATCACAATCTTTTTAGATTGTCTACCTGTACTGTCATAAGTTGTAAATGTTTGCATTGTACCACCCAATTCATTTACTCCCATGTGAGTAAATGCTGCTAGTATTTCCTTTTCACTTCTTTTGGTCATGTTCCTTTTCTCCAGTTATTAGTGATTGAAATAATAAATCCTATAATCATTTTGATAAATGACCAAAACCCATTGCCTTGTAGCTGATCGAACATGTGCATGTTCAATCTAAATGCCCAATTTGCCTCAACAATTATTGCATTTTGTTGTGATTCTGTCAATGGTAGTTCATCAAGTATGGTACGATATTTAGTCTTGTACTCCTTGGCACTATCTATCTTCTCAAATTCATAGAAGTATAGTCCTTCACCATTTAAGTTCATTGCTTTCTCTGCAATATTCTTAAGTATCTGTCCACCTGATAGATCACCCAAATATCTGGTATAATGGTGTCCCACCAATAATTCAGGTTCATCCTTGGCAACTTCAATTATTCTATTACAATACCTATCACATGCTTCAGTTGGTTTAATTAATCCTCTCCATATTGGACCATAAAAGTATCTTAAATCTCTCTCAAGATTATTTACTCGTTCTAACTCTGGTAGGTTTAACTTACCAACTACAGGATGATCCTTTAGATTCCTTACTTCCTCCTCCATTGTCCTATACACAAAGTATAGATCAGCAACCAATACTTTATAGCTGTCCTTACTAACAACACCACGCAAGAATGATTTTACAAATGCTGTATTCTCTGCTGCTGAATGTGATTTCTTAGTTCCTTCTTTAATCTCTTTTGAAAATGTCATTTCTTTTTCCTTACTGGTACTTCTATTGTCCATGACGGTGATTCTAATTTAACCATCTTAAACTGTTGTCTATTCTTCTCATATGTTTTAGCAGGTTCATCACCAGCAGTTTCACCATAATGAGTTCTATGTTCTGTAATAGCAGATCTTAAACCCATGTAATCCAGTATAGCACCATCTATCATATGATAAAGTGTATCCCAAGTAAGTGTTTCTCTTAATTGAGATGCAATCTTATCAATATCATTTCCATCAAGATACTCACCAGTTGATACTGCCTTTGAATAATCTTCATATTGAGTTAAGAGTTTTGCTCTGATCTCTACCAACTCATTAAGGTTGATAGTAATCTTCACATCATCGTCTATAGCCATGATAAGTTACATGTGTTTGTATATTATAAAACCCCTGACTGATTAAGTCAAGGGTTTGTGTTTACTATTTAATTTTTCTTAAGGTGGATGTTGATATTTGTTCATGTTGCTTTTAGTTTAAACGTGTACTTGATTTAAATTAAAACCTCCTTACATATACGTTTACAAACATGTTGGTCGTCTTCACAGTCAATCAGACACTCGTAGTATTCTGTGAGTAAATCATCTTGTGAATCTGCATATTCCGCATGTTTTGATCCAGCGAGTTGATTAAATGAAATTAAGTTGTGCATAATTGCCTCCAATGAACTACAATAACAAATAGATTCAGATCATCTTGTTATTCCTAATTCTATCATTATTTAGACAAAGTATGTCTGTATTTACTGATACAATTTAACAAAAATTTATGCCTATTAGTATAACTTATATCTAATACTCTCTCTTGTCTGCATAGTAATCACCCAATGCTCCACTCATTAAAGTTTCACTAATCTCACCATGAGGAGTAGTAATTGTAGGTTCTATATGATTATTCTTTTTACCAAATTCTAATGGTGGTGCATGAGGATTAGGTATGCTCTTAACATAATCAATAACACTATCTCTTAATGAAATCATTTCATCAAAACAATCCTGATTGTATGCACAACCACGAAGTTTACTGTCTGGTTTATATAATGACTCTAACAATAGAGTCTTACCACGATCCCATCTTTCAAGTTCAGTCATTTAACAATCCGATAAATTTGGGTGTTCGCCTGTGGCATAATAAGCTTCTGCATTATCACCTGCTTCTTCGCAAGTGTATGAGTCTGCTGTACCTGGATTACTCCAGTTTATTGCAGGAGCTCCTCCATTATAACCAAATCCGTATCCTCCATCAGAACATCCAACTAGGAATGGAACTGCTCCTAACAGTAATAGTTTTTTCATTTAGATTTTTTACTTTCCTTTAGTATGTATGATCTTGCAGAGTCAAAATTTCTACAAGTATGTACCCATTCTCCATTATGGATGATGGCAAGTTTTTTGCCACCACCTGTAGTTGGAATTGCTGCCCATGTACCATCTTTGGTGACATAACCAGTCTTGTTTTTTATCTCTTCCTTATAGAAGGTTTGGTAATTAGAGTTTCGCATTAACACTCACTACTCTGGCAGTTGGGTTCCTTGCAAGTGCAGTCTGTCTTGCCTCATCATAGTTTCTGGCATAGACTTCTTCTTTAAAGAGAGTACCAGCAACATATAGCTGAACTTCACATTTCATAGTGTTCTCCTTTGTTGATACACATATTATATAAGATCTAAGATGTTTACGGTAGGTTCTTGTGACACTTCTTCAACTGGATGATATTCTCCAATTCTCTGCTCAATTAGATTACCATAGTCTTCATGCAACTCACATCCAATATAATCTCTACCTAATGCTTTGGCAACCATAGCAGTAGTTCCACTTCCTATGAATGGATCAAGTACAATGTCACCTTCCTCACTACCTGCCTTGATACAAGGTTCAATCAGGTCGGGTGGAAATACTGCAAAGTGTGATCCTCTGTATGGTTTATTGGTTATTGACCAGACAGATCGTTTATTCTTTGTTGGATATGATTTTTCAAGACCTGAATGTGGTTGTAGTCCTGTTCCTTTATTGTGGTATTTTCCTTTGGATCTATCTCTAGTTCCCCAATCTTTTGCTGGTTCCTTAATTGCTTCATTATCATAATAGTATTTCTTATTCTTACTTAGTAAAAATATGTATTCATGTGATTTGGTACATCTATCTCTCACACTTTCAGGCATTGGATTAGGCTTGTGCCATATAATATCCTGCCTCAAGTACCAACCATCTGCTCTCAATGCAAATGCCAGCATCCAAGGAATACCAATGAGATCCTTTTCTTTTAGTCCATCTAGCTTATTACCTCTTCTTGCACATTTATCTGGTAAGTCTTGCTTACTGTTACTCACAGTTTGTTTATTTAATGCCTGTCCTTTTCCTGGTCTATAGTTGTAATAACTATCACCTATGTTTAACCACAATGTTCCATCATCAGTTAGAACATCTCTAACACCTCTGAATACTTCTACAAGGTTTTGTATGTACTCTTCGGGTGTATTTTCCTGTCCTATCTGTTTATCTTCATCTCCATAGTTCCTCAGACCATAGTAGGGTGGAGATGTAACACACATCCTCGCCTTCTCATCAAACTGTTTGAGTGTGTCTTTACAGTCACCAAATAATATTAAATCTCTCATTTTGTTTGCTGAGATACTATTGCCTGTAACTTACCATCCTTATCAACGGTAATGTTTATATCATGCTTAAAATCACTATTATTCTCCCTGATTTTGATGTCTATTGCACCACCTTCACCATAACGAAACATAATAAATCTACTATCTTTTATCTCCCACTTATCAGGATTCTTACAATGTTTGAATACAGGATTTGAGTGCTTGTCCTCATATCCCTTCACCCAAGGTGTATTCTCATTTAAGTTTAACCAGTTCTTCATCTTGCAATCCATCCTTGAAACAATATGTATGCTCCAAATAATAACATTAGAAATGTAATTGGAAAGAATGGTATGACTGTAATTACATGAAGCACTTGTACTATTACAATAGTATAGAAGATCCACATGATCCACATGCCAATTTTATTATGCCTACTTCCACGTTTGTATGGATGACATCCAGTTGGGCCACTGTCCCAACCTGCTTGCATATAGTCCTTTGTAGGAATTTCTTTGCTCATTTTCTTACCACACTAATTGCAGGTTCGCCTCTCTCAA